CAGATGATCCAAGGCGCTGTCCGGTTCCGCTCCATAAAGAGCAGATCTACAGTCAGCATCCCAGGCCAATAGCCATGCTTGTACGCACCAGTCCCAACCAGAAATATCAGTCTCAGCAAGAAGCCCATACAAGCGTTGCGCGAACACCACGCATGTATAGAGGATCTGTAGACCTTTGTCATGGAGTCCCATGCCAGGCTTAGAAGGACAAGTTTCCCACGCATTAATCTCAGCCTTGTTCTGCTTAGAGCACAGAGAGCGCTCAATAAGCTGGTCCACAATGGACAGGTTGGATATGATACGTAACTTGCCAGTCTCTACCTTGGCCTTCTTGTGCGGCTCATTCTTGATGAAGACCTTAATGGGGTCCTGCAAACCAAGCTGAACCAGCTCTAGGGCTGATAACTTCTGGAGGTCAGATTTAGACATAGAACAAATCCGTTGCACTCTAGATGCAACGGCCGATAAGATAAAACCACGGTGTGACTCAGAACTGAACAGTCCAGAGTTCTTACTCGCCAACCTGACGTAGGGCACACCAGGAGAAGAGTTGGGCTGTACGTCCATCTCCACTATCTGGGGCAACCTCAAGCCAAAGACAACATCTCGAATCGACATAGCAGCTAACGCTGCTTTGGAGAGCCACGCACCTCCGCTTACAAAGAAGCTGGGGGGCTTGGTGTTGGGGTACTCTTTGAGGACCCTTTCTTTGACGAGCGCCTTCTGCGCCTCGCTGGGTTGGACTCCTTCTTTAAAGAGGGAGCTGTGGTATCGGAGGGAGCGCTTTTCGGCTCCGGCTCCGGCTTTCGGCCACTCGTATCCGTCGAGTCCTTCGAACTGTTCGTATGCTTGTGGGGGGGGGGGCTTGGAGGGCTTACCTCCTCCACCGGAGAATCCGAGTGTCCCGACTTCTTGAAGTTTGACTCCAAATTCGTCGGTCTCTCCGGTTTCCCAGGTGAACCCCGCGATGTCTTTGATGGCCTCCCCGGTGCGGTCGACGAGGAGTCCTGGCGAAAATCCGGTGTCCAGAAATCGGATTCCAGTCCGGCGAATTCCCAATCATCATCTTCATCCATGTCAGCCCAAAGGAGTCCACCTTCCTTGTTATATTCAAAGGAAGGGACTACAACCTCTCGCTGATAAGATCCATGGCGGTTGGTACGGACAGAAGCAAAGCTTCCGTCAACGTAGAATTCGTCTTCGTGCATTCCAGCATCTGGGTTCTCAATGTCTACCCACTCGTCTTCAGAATCCATCTCTTTCCAAGCCCATGCGGGCTGGTCCGATTCCACTCTTCCTAGGAAGAGGTTCAATGCAACCCCTCTATTATAAGTGGGGTTGGAGGTGGCTCCCAGATGGATGCCAACAACACGATTCTTAGACACGATTGGTGAACCTGACCATCCAGCCTCGGTTGAACACGAATGTAACAGATGCCCGGCTTTGGACTTCACAGGCTTAGCACTGGACCACGATGTCGCCCACTTGTCTCCTACAATACCATAG